ATGGCATTTAAAACTCACAAAGGTAAATATAAGGTTAAGAAACCAGAAAAATATCTTGGTGATTATAAATCTGTTACCTATAGATCACTTTGGGAAAGACAAGCATTTAAATGGTGTGAGGGACGTGAAGATATTATTGGATGGCAATCAGAAGAAACTATAGTACCTTATAGATGTAAGACTGATAATAAGATGCATAGATACTTTATTGATTTAAAGATTAAGTTCTCTAATGGTAGAATATTACTTGTAGAGATTAAACCAAAGTGCCAGACAATACCACCAAAGAAACCAGCAAGACAAACTAAACGATATATTAATGAATGTATGACTTATATCAAGAATGAGTGTAAATGGAAAGCAGCAACAAAGTATGCACAAGATAGAGGATATCACTTCGAAATATGGACGGAAGATACTTTAACAGGTTTAGGTATAAAAATATTACTTAAAGGATAATAGTATCCCCAATTTTCCCCGGTGACAGATCTATTATACTACACTTTATTACAAATGTCAACCCCTACTAGGAAATAAATTATGGCAGATTCGTTATTTGATAAATATGAGAAAGAAGCATTTAGATCAGGTATTGCACCACGCACCGCAGAATCACGTAAATGGTTCATGGATAAATTAAAGAACATTAAAGATTTTAATAGAAGATCTATACTAAAAGATCCAAATTTAAAGAAGATGAATAGACCAAGAATTGGATCTATGTATATGTTCTTTTATGATCCAAAATTACGTAAGACATTACCTTACTATGATAATTTTCCATTAGTGGTTATGGTTGCACCCGCTGATGGTGGTTTTTATGGTATCAACTTACATTATGTTCCACCAGTATTAAGGGCAAAGTTATTGGATAGTTTATTAATGACTGTTAATAATAAACGTTATGATGAATCTACTAAGATGAAACTGTCTTATGGATTATTATCCTCGGCCGCAAAGTTTAAGTATTTTAAACCTTGTTATAAAAGATATCTCTTCTCACATATAGAAGCATCAGTGGTACGAGTAGAACCCCCTGAATGGGAACTAGCGACCTTTTTGCCAGTAGCCATGTTTAAGAAAGCTAAGCAGTCAACAGTTTGGCGTGACTCAAGAAAAACTATCCGAGGATAATAATGAAATTCAAGAATCCTATAGCAGATTTATCTGCTCAGATTAATAAACATAAAGGTATAGCAAGAGCAAACTATTTTGCTATAACCTTTTCAGGACCTGCTTCGGTTCAACCCGATACTGTATCAGTAAATGCTTTATGTGAAAGTGTAACACTTCCTGGAAGAAGTATATCAACTAATGAGTTTGCTCCTGTTGGTGGTCAAATTAAACGACCTTATACATTTATCAATGATGATGTAACACTTACATTCTATGTCACAAATGATTTTTATATATACCGTATCTTTGAAAAATGGATGAAACATGTTGTAAATGATGTATCCGGATTTGTTGGATATAGAGATCAATATGCTATGCCAATGACAATATCACAACTTGATCTAAATAACAATGAAATCCATCAAGTGATGTTACATAAGGCATTTCCTATATCAATGGCTATAACACCATTAAGTGTTAGTGATGGTGCATTATCTAAGTTAACCATTGTGATGACCTTTGATAATTTTACAACTAAGGGAAGTAACTTTGAGCAGGTTTCATCTACAGCAGATTTTGGGGATGCATTATCAATACCGAATCCTAACATCGCATCATTACCATATAGTCCATTTGGTGATATCCCAAACCAAGTTGAATTTGATCTAGACTCCGTTAAACAGGGTATTCAAACATCATTGGATGATTCGTTGAATTCTACTATTAATGCCATCAAAGAAAATATAACTTCAACTGTCACATCTATAACATCACCTATCTCAGAAGGAGTAAAAGATATATTGGCGGGTGGTAATACTGGTCTTGGTGGTATCACAACACCATCAACAGGAGTTGGGTTTCTTGACGATATTATTGGTGAAGTTAACACAGGAATTACGTCTATAACTAATAGAGCATCAACGGGTTTATCAAACTTGATTGGATAAAGAATACAATATTATTATTATTACAGGAGAATATAATGGCATTACCTAGAATTAATACACCAAAATATACATTGGTTATACCTAGTACACAAGAAGAAATTGAATACAGACCTTACCTAGTCAAAGAAGAAAAGATTCTTATGATGGGCATTGAAACTAACGATCAAAAGCAAATGATAACAGCATTACGTGATGTCATTTCTGGTTGCACTGACGGCAAAGTAAATGTTGATAAACTTCCTATGTTTGATATGGAATATATCTTCTTAAAGATTCGTGCTAAATCAGTTGGCGAAATTGCTAAGATTGGTGTCAAATGTACTTCATGCGAAACCAAGAATGAAATAGAAATCAATCTAGACAAAGTTAAAGTGTCGGGTGAAATGAAAGGATCTGAGAAGATTCAATTAACAGATGAAATTGGAATTGTATTAAAATATCCTACCGTGAAGGGTATCAAGCAACAATTATCATCTAAAAATGATGACAGAGATAATGCAATGGGAGCAGTAGTATCTTCTATTGAATCTATTTACGATAAAGAAAGTGTATATCTTGCTCAAGATGAAACTCCAGCAAATCTACTAGCATTTCTAGAATCATTAACTTCAACACAATTTGTGAAGATATCAGAGTATTTTGATGATATGCCAAAACTAAAACATGACATTGACTTCAAATGTGTATCGTGTGGTGAAGATAACTCTGTAGTGTTGGAAGGTCTACAAAGTTTTTTTTAGTATGCATGTCACATGATTCATTAGAGAATTATTATAAGACTAATTTTTCTCTAATGCAACATCATAAATATTCTTTATCTGAATTGGATTCAATGATCCCTTGGGAAAGGGAGATATATCTTATGTTATTAGTACAATATATTAAAGAAGAAAACGACCGAATTAAATCTCAAAACAGGTAAAAAATAATGGCAAAGGATAATGATATAACAGATGCAATAGAACAACAAACTGAAGCGTTAAAAACTTCTTTGAATGTTGATGCTGTTACATCTGAACTTAAAAAACTAAATGATGTTTGGAAAGAGGGTGATTCTGAAGTAACAGAAGAAATTCAAGCATCTTCAGTTATGAATGTTAATGCTATGGGTGAATTTGCTAGAAGGAATGAGGCAGCACTTAAAAAGGCACAGAAGGAAGCAGAAAAAAACAGTCCAATAAATAAATTAACAGAATCTCTAAAGGCACAAAATAAAATATTAGACACCAATTTGGTTATGGATGGTTTAAGTAAACAACTTGAAGATCTAAATGCTAATACTACAGAGAATTCTAGACAACTTACCAGTCAATTTGCTGATGTTAGTTCAATATTAGAGAATCCTAGTTCATCTGATGAAGAAAAACAATCTGCTAGTGAAACACTTGCAGCACTTGGTAAATTAGCACAAGGTGAAAAACAACGTAGAGAATCTGAAAAGAAATTAAAATCTTTTGAAAATAAATCTTTAGAGAACTTAACTAAAACCCTAGAAGCACAAAATGAGGGATTACAGGTTTCGTTGTCTAAGGGAGATTTGGGTGCTAAACTTAAAAAACTAAACAAAGATTCAAATGAAAATTCACTTGAACTTGCCAGTCAATTTGCTGATGTTAGTTCAATATTAGAGAATCCTAGTTCATCTGATGAAGAAAAGAAATCTGCGAGTGAAACACTAGAAGCACTTGGTAAATTAGCACAAGGTGAAGAACAACGTAGAGAATCTGAAAAGAAATTAAAATCACAAGCATCAATATGGAATAAGATTAAAGAAAATACCAAAGGAATGTCTGATGGTTTAAAATCACTTGGTGAAAGTTTAAAGTCTAAAGGTGGACTGCTTGCAGGTCTTGCTGGGATAGCACTTTTATTATTTAGCCCAGAAACATTCATTAAAATTATAAATGGTGCTATTGATTTTGTCGTTGATATGTTTAAAGCAATTAATAAAATCGTTGAAGGCGATATTGGCGGTGCTTTAGAGTTGATTTGGAAACATGCAGGAATACTTTCTGGTATAATATTAGGAATTGGTTTGAAGTTTGGTGGTAAAATTATATCAGGATTTAAAGCGTTAAAGGTGGCTGTTACAGCAGTAAGAACTTTTATGCAGATGAAGTGGTTACCTGAAAGGATAGCAGACTTTAAAGGTTTCTTGAAAGGTCTTACGAAGTTTGCTGGTAAGGGGTGGAACCTTCTTAAAAATGCAATGTCTGCTGCTAAAGCTTTTATGATGACCAGTTTTATTCCTGGTATGATGGGAATGTTCTCTTCTATAGGTGCTGCTCTTGCTCCTATATTAGCGGCTATTGCTCCAATGTTAGTACCAGCATTATTGATAGTAGGAGCAGCACTTGCTATTGGATTAGCAATAAAATCATTATATAATGCATTCAATGATGCCTTTAAGACCTTTGAAGAAACTGGTTCTATTATGGAAACATTCAAAGCATTTATATCAGGGCTTGGTGCTACAATGATAGGGTACCCAATGGATCTATTAAAAGATGCAATATCTTGGGTAGCAAGTGCTTTCGGTTTTGATGATGTTTCTAAATCTCTTGATTCGTTTAGTTTTCAGGATATCATTAAAAATGGTATTGGCAACGCATTTGATTGGTTTGGTAATATATTTGCATCAATAGGAACCTCTATATCGAACTTTTTTAGTCCTATAATAGAATCATTTTCAAATATATTTCAAAATATAGGAACACTGATAAGTGAACTTCCCGCTAAAATTTATGGGTTTATACCAGATTTAATTAAAGACTTGGTTTCTTGGGTTGCTAGTGCATTAGGTTTTGAGAAATTTTCTGAATTATTAGATTCGTTTAGTTTCACTGATATATTCCAGAATGTTGTAGATACGATATTGGATACCATTAGTGGATTAATGGATAGTGTTGTATCATTTATCACATCGGTTTTTGATTTTGATTTTATTGGAGCATTAACAAAAGCCATACCAGGTTTTGGTAAACTTGCTAGTTTTCTAGGTTTCGGATCTACAGAAACTAAA